AGAAAGCAGGTGTTCCAGTTAGCGTGGCTAAAGAGTTTAACGCGGCTGATAAAGGTAAAAAATTCAAATCAGGAGGCAACATGGCCGATAAATCTAAACTGAAGAAGCTCTTCAAAGGTAAAGACACTTATAAAGAAGAATTGAAAGAAGCTAAAGCCATTAAGTCTGGCAAAATCACTCCAAAAGAGTATGCTAAAGGCGAAAAGATGGAAGGCATTCACGGCCTTAAACGCGGCGGTAAAACCCAAGTTAAAACCAAATGTATGGCGACAGGCGGTGCTGTCAATGTAGGTGGCAAAGCACTTCCTAAAGCTAAAGCTATGGGTTCGCTGGGTTTAAAAGACGGCGGTGATGCAGCAGCTAAAGTGAAGCAATACAATGCAGGCAAAGACGCGTTTAGCAATGCTAAACTGCAAGCGGAGATGGTTGAGAAAGCGCGTAAAGACAAAGCTATGCAGCCTAAACCAGAAACCACAGTCGAAAAAACCTATAAGTTGCCCCCTAAAACCGTTGTCGGTGAAGACATTGATGCGCCTCCATATAGTAAAGGCGGTTGCTGTAAAATGGCGCGTGGCGGTCTGGCTAAAGCGAACGGTAAAGCGATTCGCGGTAAAACCAAAGGTCGATTCATATGACACAAGCTAAAAACAACCCAGCAAAAGGCTTCCCACCGCATCAAAATGCTAAGGGAACAAAGCCTGTAAAAACTAAAAAGAAAGACATTAAAACCTAAGAGTGAGCGAGTAAGCTATGGCGACTAAACAAGTATTGGAAGACGTTAAAACATTTGGGAGCCAATTTATCCCGGGTGTTAATTATGCCGATTACTTCAAAACGGCCATAGCTATCGCTACAAAAGCGGGCAACACTATTGAAAAAGACACGCTTACTCGGTATCAAGCTGCATGGAACGAGTGGAAAAAAACACATCCCATAGGTACATCTACAAGTCAGCTATCTAAATCAGAGCTTAGCGGGCTAGCGGCTAACGCGCAAACCGTGCTGGATAATCAAACAAAATCGTTAAGCGCGATAAACTCAGACTGGGCGACGGCGCTAAAAACAGCTAAGACGACAGCGGCTAAGAAATCGGTTAATAGCGAGTTCACAACAAAGCTAAACACAGCCCTATATATCGCGGCAGATGCGGCTTTAAATGCACAGAGTGCTTACTCCTCGGCGGCTAACGCCACGCAAGCAGATGTAGACAAAGCGGCGCAGGATGCGTATGCCGCGTATAAAGCGACAGGCAAATTACCAGAAGGGCTCACATCCGCCGTGTCTACGGCGGCTAATAAGTTGGTGGCAGACTACCAAGCGACGCAGAGCAATAACACAGCAGCGCAGAACGCGTTTGACGAATGGAGACGCACAGGGTTAGACCCTGCCAACCTGACAGTGGACGCTAAAGCGGCCTATGACGTGCTTAAAAACAAAGCACTGGGTGTGGCAAGCGGGACAGAAGCACCTGCGGCGCCTAAAGCACCTATTTTCTCAACCGCTACGGATCTGGCGGGGGCTCTTAAAGACTACGGCAGACAAGGTTTGTTGCCTGATAGACGCGTAAGCGCCCCTCTGTACAACCAGTTATTAGACTACATAGCGGCGGGGAGAACGGATACTACCCAAGTGCCAGCGGCTAAACCGACTAATGTACAGGTGCAGTTACCGCAAGACTACGGCACACGTATGGCCATTCAGGACAGGATGGTGAGCAACGCGGAGAAAAACCCTAATATGTATGCACCGGGGCAGTTTGATCCGCTTTACAGTGGGTTCATGATGGGGAGAGCCAATACACCAGTGCTACAGCCGGGACAACAGAATTTAGCTGATCCTGTCACAGGGGTGTTTAAAGCAGGTCCTCTAACGGCTTCACCGTTCCAAGGGTTTGGGTTCCAGAATGCGTATGATCCTAGTCAATCCCCACAGAATGTAACTGGTGCGGCAGCAGGTGGCTACTTAGATGCACAGACAATAGGTCAGCAAAACCAACAACTGCAAGCACCTCAGGCGCAGTATTCCTTAGGTTTAGGCGCTATACCTAACATGACGCAGTACACCAATTACGGTAACAACCCCGGGATCACTGCCCCTACGCAAGATACAGACGATGGTGGTGTAGGCGGTGTGCCTGTACCCGGACAAACTAACCCAGTGTGGTAACGTATGACTACATCAGGCACAACAGTATTTAACCCAGACTTATCTGAGATATTTGAAGAAGCGTTTGAGCGTCTTGGCACAGATAAGAACGGCATGCCGTTTGAGTTACGGACAGGTTACGACTATAAAACAGCACGTCGTAGTTTAAATTTACTCATTGCAGAATGGGCAAACAAGGGTATTAACCTCTGGACGATAGATTCTGGAGAAATCCCTATGGTGGCTAATCAAGCCACGTACAACCTACCCAGCGACACAGTTGATATTATTGAACATGTTATCCGCCAATATGACGGTACGCAAAACCAAACGGATATTACGATTAATCGTATCTCTGTGGCTACGTATTCTACGATCCCAAACAAGCTAACAACAGGGCGTCCGATTCAAGTTTATGTGGATAGACAATCTCCTACACCTACTATTACCGTGTGGCCCTTACCACAAACTTCTGACACATATACATTTGTATATTGGCGTTTGCGTCGTATGGATGATGCGGGTTCCCCTGCAACAAACACTGTGGATGTACCGTTCAGATTTTACGAAGCGTTGATAGCAGGGCTGGCTTATAGATTAGGCGTTAAGAAAAACCCAGAAATGGTACCTATGCTCAAGCAGATGGCTGACGAAGCGTTTGATTTAGCGGCGGCAGAAGACAGAGAGCGCGCGCCTATACGTATGGTGCCTAGATATATGGATTATAGATAATGAGCGTTCCATACGCTAGAGGCCGCAAATCGTACGGATTTTGTGATAGGTGTAATTTCCGATGCAAGCTAGATCGCATGCGTAAGCTGGTAGTAAAAGGGCAGCTAGTCGATATAAAAGTGTGCGAAGAATGCTATGAATTGGATCAGCCACAATTACATGTAGGCGAACAGCCTATTTGGGACCCACAGGCATTGCAATTTCCACGTCCTGATAATACTATACCGGGAACACGCGGGCTTTGCGGATGGAATCCAGTAGCCTCACAAACGATACAAACTACTGTTAACAGTGTAAAAATTACAGGGGGCTAATATGCCATTACCAGACCCAAGATTACGAATTCCACCGACTAAAACATCTATGCCTATTACTCAAGCACAGCAGGGGCAACAGAATGTTAACACCCCTAAAAACCCAATGACTAGCGGACCTCTTAATCCGACTGCTCAACCACAACAACAGCAACAGCAACAACCTCAAATGAAATCAGGGGGCTCCGTGAAATGTATGAAAAAAGGCGGTGTAGTATCCGCAGAAGCTAAAAAAGTAGGCCGTAACGTAGCTCGTGCGAACAACCAAAAATCGAGTACTAAGCCTTCTAAAGTCCCAAGCGCGCCTGTTGTAAAAGGCGGTAGCGTCATTGGTAAAACCAAACGTGGTTATGGAGCAGCGCGTCGTGGCTAAATCTAAAGTTGCATTCGACAATATTAAGTCTGTACCAGTACCACAAGCAAACGGCTATCAAGACCAAATGAAAGACGTTAAGACGACTGGTATTAAAGTACGTGGTGCTGGAGCAGCTAAAAAAGGTTTCACTGCCAGAGGCCCAATGGGTTAATAGGGGAATACCTTGAACTATACCGAGCTGTCAGCAGCGCTAGTCGCATACACAGAGAACACAGGGCAAGACTTTGCGGATAATATCCCTACGTTTGTGCAACAAGCGGAGAAAAGGATATATAACACTGTTCAATTAACTTCCCTGCGTAAGAACGTAACAGGTGTAACTACGATAAATAATAAGTATTTATCATGCCCTAATGACTTCCTATCTGTGTATTCATTAGCTGTTGTTGACGGTACGGGCGAGTATCAGTATCTGTTGGATAAGGATGTTAACTTTATTAGAGCGGCGTACCCCACACCCGCAACTACGGGTGTTCCTAAATACTACGCGCTGTTTGGCCCGCAATCGACTAACGAAACGGAGTTAGCGTTTATTTTAGGACCTACACCCGGTGCTGAATACACCGTAGAGCTGCATTATTTATACTATCCAGAATCTATTGTTACTGCTGGCACTACATGGCTTGGGGATAACTTTGATCCTGTACTGCTGTACGGTTCGCTTGTAGAGGCCTACACATATATGAAAGGCGAGCAAGACCTTATCCAGTTGTACAACAGCAAATACATGGAAGCTCTGGCTATCCTGAAACAATTAGGCGACGGTAAACAACGACAAGATGCATATCGTTCTGGTCAAGTACGCAACCCCGTATCATAGAGATAAGCAATGATTACCCAATGCATATGCAATAGTTTTAGACAGGAAGTATTTGAAGGCGTACATAACTTCGCCTCTGTCGGGGGAGACGTTTTTAAAAT